ATCTCAACAAGCACAACTTGAACATTACCAAAAAAGAATACACAAGTTTAGTTTTGAAAGAGTTATTCAGTTAGAAGCAGAACTTGAATCAGAAAAAGAGATGAATGCTATTCTCACAAAAGAGTTAGAACTTAAACAACAAGAACAATGAAAGCAAAACTGATTAAAAGAGAAAATCACTATGACTTGTTTGAAGGAACTAGGTTCATAAGCACAACAGAGTGTGAGGATGGTACAGTTAACAAACTATCCAAACAAAACTGTGATGAGATATTTGGAATATATCAGCCTTCTGAACTATCTAAAGTATTAACAGAAGGTGAAAGAGGTGCATTTGAATTTGGATACTGTCTTGCAAGAGAACATAATAGCCATAAGGTGTTTACCCTTGAGCAAATGGTAGATTGTTGGAATACAGCACTTAAGTTTCAGGAGAATGAATTAACTCTAGGAGAGTTTATTCAGTCATTAAGACCAACAGAAATTGAAGTTGAAGTTGAGATGGAAGTAGCTGACTTAGCCTTTTATGAGAATGGTGAAAGATATCCTATTGAAGCTAATATTCCTGAAAGATTTAAGTACAAACCAAAACTTGACTCAGAAGGATGTTTAATACTTAAAAAAACAAATGTCAGTAGTTAGATTCATAGGCTGCCTACATCTAGGACATGCAGCCATAGCAAGACACAGAAACTGGGATAGTGTAGAAGAACATGACCAGCACCTTATTGAAGAGTGGAATAAAGTAGTAGCTAAAAGAGATACTACCTATATAGTAGGTGATGTTACTATGGAGAAAGCTACACATTACCATAAGCTTAACCAGTTAAATGGTAGAAAGATAGTAGTTCTTGGTAACCATGATAGACACCAGGATATTAAATTTTTACTACAGTATGTAGATGGTGTTGCCGGAGCTGTAGACTACAAAGGATTTATTATTACTCATGTACCTATTCATCCTAATGAAGTACAGTTCTACCGAGGAAATATTCATGCACATATTCATCATGTAAATAAACTTGAGGAAGTTGTAGTAAATGATAGTTACTTGGATGAAGATAGTAAACCGGCTCCAACATTACACAAGTACTTTAATGTTGATGCTCACTTGATTGGTTATCAACCTAAGAGTATTGAAGATTTAAAAACTTTTAAACCTGAAGGATAATAAAAGTAAAAACTGCGAGATATTGCAAGAATCTCGTAGTTTTTACAACCTTAAATAACAAGAAAAATGAGTAACAAAAAATTAGCAATAGACTGGTTGGAAACTGTATTAATATCAGAACCATATTCAGAAGAAGATTTTGAACATAATGAAAGATGTTGGGAACAAGCCAAAGAAATGGAGAAAAAGCAGATAGTTGATACTTATGTAGTTGGATATGGAAAAGGTATTACACATGGAGCAATTAATGCAGAGAAATACTACAACGAAACCTTTAAACAAGAACAATGACAGGTAAATACTTAATAACAACTGATAAATTCTTTGTTGCTCCTGATGGTATTACATATTCAGCAGCTTGGGGTGATGTTAAAATTCTTGGTGATGAATCTATCATGGGAATTAAAACAAATAGACAGAGTGCCAATTGGTATGCTGTTGTTGGTGGTAATGGTAAAGAGATTATCATTGCAGGATGTCAGATATTTTATGCAGTTAAGTGTGAAGAAAAACCAAATACTGATAAAGTAGGTGATTGGTTTAATGATACTACAGGAGCTGTTGTAGAAACTATTAGACCAACAAGAATTTATATTGCTGAATAGGGATATGGAACAAAAAACAGGATGGGTATCTGCCCTTATTAAGTGTGACTTATGTGCTCATGAATCATTGTCAGTACATCATGTTTCTTGTGATAAGCTTGAGTGTGGTAATTGTGGACATATGTCTCACTTTGAAATATTAAAAAATTATACAGAAGAAGAATGAAAGAGTTAGTAGAAATAGTACAAAGTATTTGTTGGACCGTTGCAGTTTTAGGATTTTTTTATTTTATTTATAAACTGGATCAATCAAACTTTTCAGATGAATTATGAAAATAGACCAAGAAGACTTTAACAGAAAAGCACAGCATATTGTTGAAACTGTAGTAAAACCACAAGTGGAAAAGTATGAAAGAGCAAAAGCAATTGAAGTAGCTGCTGCTAATCTTGCTGATCCTAATGTGGACAAAACAGAGAATTGGATTGCAGGTGCTAAGTGGATGGAAAAGGAGATGGAGAAGTTAAAAGACTTTGACACTTGGAAAGAATGGAAAAATAAACTTGATTGATATGAATAGGAGACAAAGAGAGAAGGAAGAGTATTCTTTCTATGTAACAGGAGTTACCCTTGCAGTAGCAATAGTACTAGTTATATTTGCTATAGTGCAACAATTATTTTTTAAACCAGAATAATATGGAAAAGTATCCAAAATGGGTAAACAATCTTGTTTACTTTTTAGCAGGTATTGGTTTTTATGGACTATTAATATATTGTTTGTAATGGCTGATATTACTATGTGTCCTGGAACTGAATGTCCAGTTAAAGACAAATGTCATAGATTTACAGCTACAGCAAATGAATGGGGTCAATCATATTTTATGAATGTTCCAGGTAAAACAGTAGATAGTAAATTTACTTGTGATATGTATTGGGGTGATAATGCTGAGGCAATATGGAACCAATTAAAAGATGTAACAAATGGGAAAGATAATTCTTGAGTTTGATTCTGTTGAAGAATCAGAAGAAGCTAGAACAGCACTAGATGGATCTAGATGGAAAATAGCCATGTGGGATCTTGACCAAGAACTCAGAAAAATTGTTAAGTATGGACAATTTGATGGAAGAGAAGCTACTTCAGAAGAAGTTGAAGGAGCTGATAAACTTAGACAAAAGCTTAGAGGAATATTAGAAGACTATAATTTAAATCTAGAATAGTATGAGTGTAAATAAGAAAGATTACAGAGTAGTGCCGGTACAATATGGTTATGAAACCAGATATGTTGTAAAAAAAAGATTCTTATGGTTCTTTTGGAAAAGTATTAAAAACCATTCTGGTTATGATATGGAGTATAATACCAAAAGAGCTGCACAATCTTACATTAACTTCTTAAAGTGATTTTTTCTACATGTGTTAGGAAAGTGCAGCAGATTAAGAGATTATGTCAGTTGTAGAAAAAGTCACAAGAAAGAGTATGATTATTAGACCATCAGGACGGTCAACTGATTACATCAGTCCGTCCTTTGGTCATGGCTGTTTGTATAACTGTACTTACTGTTATATGAAGAGACATAAACCGGAAGGATTAACTGTAGCTAAAAATACTATGGATATCCTGACAGAAATCAATTCCCATGCATTCTTTGCAGATGTAGAGAAGCCAAATCAGACTGGAGATTATATTACATATGATATCAGTTGTAATGAGGACTTTGCTCTACATGCTAAGTATCATGACTGGAAAACAATCTTTAAGTTCTTTAGAGATCATCCACTTGCTATGGGTTCATTTGCTACTAAGTATGTAAATCAAGAACTTCTATCATTTAATCCTGAAGGTAAAGTTAGAATTAGATTCAGTCTAATGCCATTTGAGTTACAAGAACAGCTTGAACCAAATACAAGTACTATTACTGAAAGATTATTTGCTGTGTCATCTTTTTTAAATGCGGGTTATGAAGTTCATTTAAACTTTAGTCCTGTTATTGTACATGATAATTGGTTACATCATTATGAAGGTTTGTTTAGACAAATTAATGGGATAGCAAAAACTTATGGATGGAATGATGACAGAGTTAAAGCTGAGGTAATCTTTTTAACTCATAATGAAGAAAAGCATTGGTACAACGTAGCAAATAAATTACCCGGTGAAGAATTTTTATACACACCTAAGATTCAGGAGCAGAAAATTTCCCAGTTTGGGGGAAATAACATTAGGTATGAACACAGGAGGAAGTCTGACTATATTAAACAATTTAGAGAACTTCATGACAGGATCATCCCTGGGAACACAATTCGTTATATATTTTGATAAAGAAATGGAAAAGAGCATGATACATGAAATGCTGGAATTATCAGCACAGATTGCAAAAGAGCATTATGAATTGACAGAAAGTGTAGATAGAAACTTAAACTATCTGTGGTACATGTATCACAAGGGTAGTAAAGTTGGGACATTCCGTCCTTTTGTATATATGGCAGAGTTACAACTGTTGAAGAGAATGGGCTACATTAATGATACTGAGATAAAGAACATGATTACAATGTTAGAATCTTCAGATAAAGAGAACCTACATATGGTTACTCTATCAATTAAGAGCTTTAGAGATCTAAGAATTAAAGAACATGGTGAGTATAGTAAAGTGAATCAAGACTATTGGAAGATTGCCAAAGACTATCCACATGAAATTCTTAACCATGAAGTATTCATGAAAACAATGACTCCTTATAATGGCTAATCTAATTAAACAACACATTATTGCAGAGATAAGAGATGGTAATAAGAACATTCAGGATATGCTTCCAGAAACTATAGCAAAGTATGTAAAAATAAGATATAAGTGTTCTACATATATTGCCAAAACAATTGCTAAAGAATTAACAAATGACAGAAAATGATTTAACAGATCTTGGCTTTAACAAAGTAGAGATCAATAACTTAGACAGTCAAAATGGATATGATTATTATTATTATGTCCTAGACATATTTAACAATCTTTCACTTATATCCACAGACAGTGATTTAGTAGAAGCTGAAGATGAATGGTTTGTGGGTAATTTTGATTGGCCGGATAAGAAATTTAAGCTTCATTCAAAGGAGGAAGTTCTTCAATTTCTTCGTTCTGTAGGTCATCTTTCCGAAGCAGTTTAGCTTTTTCAGAAAGTATTGTAGATAGAATAAGAGTAGATGCAGATTCCCAAGTATCATCAATTGCTTGGGATAATTGATCAAACTCCATTGGTGTCTTTAAGATCTCACCCGTGCGTAGATGTATTTTACTACCTGCATCAGGATTTCTGGGATTGACAAAAGATATCCTAGTTATATGAGTAACATTTAGATGCTCAATATATGGACCATGATCATCTCTAAACTCTATTGGTAGAAACATTAGACTATTTGGTTACCTTCTATTTTGTAATTGTTTACTTGCACTAAATTACCATTTCTTTTTAGAATAGCAAACCCATGGTTCCATTCATTTATTTCAAGGTACTCAGGGGTAAGTTCACATAAACAACCAAGACTGTATCCACGGATAGTTGTAGACTCTCCTGGACCATAGACTCTTTGTGAGCTAGAACTAGTTTTATGGAAGTGATTGATAAGACAATTAGTCTTTAGTCTCATTAGAGCAGTACGTGCAGGTACAACACCTCCAGCACCAGGGATTTTATCTCCATGTTCTATTAAGAAGTCACCAAAGACAACTTTAGATCTAAATGGAATATATTGTACACCATATTCAGCTACATGTAGAAGTACATCAAGTCTGAACTCATCCATGTCTAATAGTTCTGATGCCTTAACTCTAAGGTATCTTTCAAATCTATTCTCATGGTTACCTGGTATAAAGTAAATAGGAATATCTGGGAATCTGGATCTACAGTAATCTAAGAATTGTCTACCGGCTTCTATTTCTTGCTTAAAGTGAACCATTCTTGGATCCTTCTCATGGAATGATAACTGGTAGAAGTCTAATAGATCACCATTGATGTATAATGAGTCAATGTTTTGTTTCTCCATTTCAGTAAATGCTGCTTCTATAGCATCATTGTCTTGATATGGGATGTGAACATCACCTATAACACCTAATGTTTTACATCCTGTAGGAAATACAAAAGTGTCACGCTTATTAGCATAAGACTCTGGTAAAAATTTCTCTTTCATAGTGTATTCTATTTTGAGTTCTTTTTGAAAAGATCTATCTTTGAGACCCTTTCTATGTTGTGTACCTAGTTGACCTCGGTAATATCTGACTCTACTATAGACAGATTCAAATGAGGGAAATGTAGGATGATCTGTATAGATCTTTTTAGCAAGGGTTTTTGAGGGTGCCTCTGGAAAATTAGCTAAGTATTCAAGAATGATTTGAGTAGCTTGTTTTCTGTTGTATAGAGTTCCGTTATTCATTGTCATATAATAATATACTAAAAATAATCAACATGTTTACAGTAAAACTGATTAAACAGGATGGTAAGTTAGTCTATCCTGATGAAAAATCAAAATTAAATTATCAGATATTTCTTGATAAACTTCCTGAAGGACAACAGGTTGAGATCTTTATGGGTCTTACTTCAGACAATGCTTCTGTAGCACAACTTGCTAAAGTACATGCATGTATCCGTGAACTTGCAAAGGAGTCAGGATATACATTTGATGAAATGAAAACAATTATAAAGCAACAAGCTGGTCTATGTTATGATGCAGATGGTGCTGAATACTGTAAGTCTTTTGCAGACTGTAGTAAAATGGAATTAGTACTTGCCATAGAGGCATGTGTACAATTAGGAAGGGAAAACTGGAATATTAATCTATCTTAGGTTCTACGTAACCTTCGTCCCCAGGTTCAAGGACTTCTTTTTCAATGTATAAGTTCTTTTCTGTTGCAGTCTTTTCTATTTCAGATAACAAAAGAACAATAGTATAAAAAGCTCTTTGCATAGGATCTAAGTCCTCATACTTTTTAGTAATAGTTTCTTTAAAGTATTCTTCTCCTTTTTCTTCAATGTTTAAGGATTGAATGATTGCCAAAGATGCAGCTTTAGCCATTAAATAGTAATTCTTATTTACAGCTATTTCTAATACTGCATCATCTTTAAGTTCTTTTACTTTGACCATAACATTAAATATTAGTAACAAATATACACTATTATGTCAAATGTGTTTAATATAGATGAATATAAACAAAAAATATTTAATAAACTTGAACCTAGTGGTTGGGGAAGAGTTCTTAAACCTTTTATATTTAGCATAGAATTTGAAAAGATCTTAACTGATCTATACAATCTATCTAATGATGGTAAAAGGTTTACTCCTACATTAAAAGATGTTTTTAGAGCATTTGAGGAGTGTCCATATGATGAACTTAAGGTAGTCATAGTTGGACAAGATCCTTATCCTACATTAGGTGTAGCAGATGGTATTGCATTTAGTTGCGGTAACTCTGAAAGAGAACAACCTTCTTTAAGATTCATTCTTGATGAAGTTGAAAAATTATACCCGGACGGGTACGAAAGACCCTTAGATCTAGCAAAATGGTCCCGACAGGGTATACTTTTGATGAATACAGCTCTTACAACTGAAGTTGGTAAGATAGGTAAACATTATGAAATATGGGCTCCATTTGTAGCCTATGTATTTGATTACCTCAAGAACTTTCATCCTGGATTAGTTTATGTATACATGGGTAAAAAATCTCAGGAGTGGGCAGACATGTGTGGAGAAAATTGTACTAAATTTATGGTCTCACATCCTGCAAGTGCTGCTTATAATGGTAGCAAATGGGATTCTAAAGGTGTCTTTCAAGAAGTAAAAGATACCGTACATCACTTGTATAACTATAAAATCATCTGGTAATGGGAGAAATCTTTTTTAAAATGAGTCAAGCAGAACTCACACCTAATATGTTCTACATACTATACTGCATTCATGCAGGTATTGTGCCTGATAAATCTGTCAATTCTTCATTGGAAATAACTAGACTAAAAGCAAATGATTGGCTGTCTGAAGATTTGGATTTGACAAATAAAAGCATTATATTTATGGTAGAAATTGATGGCTACTTCAAGAAATCAAAGAAAAAAACTTCTAAAGCTTTAATGGGTGATAGTTTTATGCAGAACATAGAGGCATATGTGTCTTTGTTTCCTAATAAAAAACTGTCTTCTGGTAAATATGCCAGAGTCCCAGCAAAGAATTTAGAGAATTCATTCAGATGGTTTTTTGAAACTTATGACTATGACTGGGAAACTATATTTCTTGCAACACAGAAGTATATTTCAGAGTATGAGTCTAAGAACTATGAGTACATGAGAACAGCTCAGTATTTTATTAGAAAACAAAATTTAGACAAAAGTTGGGATTCTGACTTAGCTACTTATTGTGAATTTTTAAAAGATAGTCCTGATGATGATGTAGATACATTTAGTGAGTTAATTGTATAATGTAAATGAAAGTCTATGACAAAACTATTTAATGGGGCAAGACATTTGCTTCCTGTTAGTGAAAGGGAAAGTTTAGAAAAAGGTCTTCTCAAAATGAAAGCAAAGAGGGAAGGTAGGTTACCTGCACTGGTTAGTGCGTGGCCTAAGTTTAATGATGCTTTCTGTGATGGACTTGAGTGGAGAACAATAACTGTAGTAGGTGCACGACCAGGCACTGGGAAAACTTTATTTATGGAGCAGTTGGTGTCTGATATTATCAAACACAATCCTGACCAAGACTTTAGAGTCCTTAAGTTCCAGATGGAAATGGTTGATGAAACTAGTGCAATTAGAAAGTTCGGTCTGATTACTGGTGCTGATTACAATACATTAATGAGTAAAAATGGCAATTTGGTAGACAAAAAGTTATTTCAGAAGTGTGTAGATTACTATAAAGAATCTGCAGACAGTGATGTAATTAATGTTGTCTATGATGTTTGTACTGTCAATGAAATGTGTGCTACCATTCATTATGAATGTGAGAGACACAAGAAACCTGATGGTACATACAGAAACATACTTGTTACCATAGATCACTCTGCTCTATTTAAGAATGATGTAGGACAAAAAGACAAATTTGATATGCTAGGTGCATTGGGTGAGGCCTTGACCCAGATGAAGAAAAATTATCCTGTAGCATTTGTTGTTCTAAGTCAGTTAAATAGAAACATTGATGATACTAAGAGACAAGTAGAAGCCAATTATGGAAATTATGTATTAGATTCTGACATTTACGGTTCTGATGCTTTATTACAACATGCTGATGTGGTTATTGGTATTAACAAACCTTCTATCAGAAAGATTAAGAAATATGGTCCTGAGAAGTTTTTGATTGAAGATCCGGATACACTAGTGTTCCACTTCTTAAAATCTAGAAATGGTCTTACAAGAATCAGTTTCTTTAAACTTGATAGAACGAGTATGAGAATAATAGAAATACCTACACCAGCAAGAGAAACAACACAAAAAATCCAAGTAAATTAATTTAATTATGACAACAAGCAATTTGAGAAAAGAAAAAGAAAGAGAGTTCTATATGCAACATATGGATACTTTCACAGCAATTGGTAATCCGGATCCATTCTTTACTTTAAAAACTGCTTTCTTTAAGAAAGGTAAGTTTGGTAGACAATGTCAATTCTTTGAATGGGAATTGAAAAAAGGAGAGGATATCTACATTGAATTTTATGACAATGTCTATGATGACTTTGGAAAAATTATTGGAATGGTTCCAATGAATGAAGATAGACAATTGTTTAAGTTGAGGTATAATCCATTCTTTGGTGAAGAATATGATGTTATTGAAAGCTATGATGCCGAAGGTAAAGTAGACAGAAAATATCTTATTCCTTTAAATGAGATGGCAGTTATTCTATCTAGTGGTCAAGAGATCAGTTATGCTCTTTATGAGAAAAGAAAAGAAGAGAGTAAAATTGAGCTCCCACAACTACAAAAATCACTGAGTATTTTTCCAGATTTTGAAGAAAAGTATGCACCTAAAAAAGAAGAAGAAGTATTTCATTCTGATGAAGAATCAGCTTCTGACATCTTATTAAGAATTGCAGAAGAGTTTCAAAAACTAGCACAAAAATTAAAGTAAGATGAGTATTGTACTTCCAACTAAAAAAGTGAAGGCAGAAAGAGTTAATCCAAAAAGATTAATTATTTATTCAAAGCCTAAGACTGGTAAAACTACTGCATTTGCAGGGTTAGACAGTAATTTAATTTTTGACTTAGAGAATGGTGCTGATTATGTAGAAGCATTAAAGTTAAAAGTTGATAATCTTCAAGAATTACTTGATGCAGGTAAAGCTATCAAAGCAGGGGGATATCCATATAAATATGTTACAGTAGATACTGTAACTGCATTAGAAGATATGGTTATGCCACTTGCAATTAAGTTGTACCGTAGTACAAGCATGGGTAAGAACTATGATGGTGACAATGTATTGTCTCTACCAAATGGTGCAGGTTATCTATATTTAAGACAAGCTTTCTTTCAAGTTTTAGATTTTATTGATACTTTAGCTCCCCACATTATTTTATCTGGTCACATTAAAGACAAGCAGGTAGATGATAAAGGAGAGATGGTAATGTCTGCAAACATTGATTTGACAGGTAAAATCAAGTCTCTTATTTGTGCCAATGCAGATGCAATTGGTTATATGTATAGAAAAGGTAATAAGACTATATTATCTTTTAAAACAAGTGAAGAAGTTACTTGTGGTGCTCGTCCAGAGCATTTAAGAAATGAAGAAATTGTAGTTTCTGAAATGAATGAAAAAGGTGAACTTGAGTTTCACTGGGATAAAATTTATGTATAATAATTAAAAACAAAACAAAATGGCATTAAGTACAACTGATTTGGGCAAAGGAAGCTCAGGACTACCAAAAACAATTACTCCAGGTAATCATGTATTGAAAATTAACAGCATTGAATTGGAAGAATTCAAGTTTATCCCAGGAGCATATCATCTTATGTTACATGTAGAAACTAAACCTATTGAAGGTTTTGAAGGTTTCTTTATGGACAAAGATGATGAAAGTAAAGGAAGATATCAAGGTCAGATTGGTAGAGTAAAAGGTAGCCAATATGCATTTGCAGATGGTGAAACTAAATCTGGTATCAAAATTCAGAGAGATAGATCTATCTTGATCTTCTTAAGAACTTTAGCTCATTCATTTAACATTGATGATTGGTTCCTTCAACAAGATGGTCAACATGAAACTATTGAAGAGTTTGTTAAAGCATTCAATAATACTGCTGATTTCAGAGGTAAATTCCTTGAGTTCTGTGTTGCCGGTAAAGAGTACGAAGGTAAAACAGGTTATACAAACTATGACTTGTGGTTACCTAAAGCTGAAGGTAAGAAGTATGCATTTGGTGCAGAAGAAGCAGGTGTTGTAATTCCTTTTGAAGAAACAAAACATCTGAAAAAATTAGAAGTTAAAGAAGTTAAATCCTTTGGGGATGATGATGACACGTTTTTAAAACCAAAAACATCGTCTGATTTTAGTTTAGACTAATAACTTACTCTCTCATAAAAGGGGAGAGTAATATCTCCCCTTTTTAATTTTAGATTATGATTTCAACTAAGAATATTATATCTGATTTAGAGGAAGTACCCAGAGAATGGGTATTTGAGTATTATTTAAACTTAAAAGAAAAACTTATTGGTCAAGATATAAAGATGCTCTCAGCATTTAATGTAAAGGACAAAGTTCCAAGCATGTTTATCTATCGCAATGGTGATTACTATAAGTTTAAAGATTTTTCTTCAGGATTTCAAGGTGATCATATTGAACTTGTCAGACATCTATTTAATTATGATGCAAGGTTCAAAGCAGCAGATAGAATTATCCGAGACTATCAAGAGTATGTAAAATATAACGTACTTGTAGAAAGAGAACCTATTAAGTTTCATGATAAGTTCAAAGTTGTTGACTATGAAATGAGACACTGGAATTCCCAAGATTCTACTTTTTGGACAAGTTTTAGGATTGGTTCTACACTTTTGGCCAAGTATAATGTAGTGCCCCTGGCATACTTTACTATGGAAAAGAAAGAAGAAGATGGTTCTATAACTTCATTTAAGTTTAGCAAATCATATCTCTATGGTTATTTCAGAGAAGATGGTGAGTTGTACAAGATTTACATGCCTAAAAACTTAGATAAGAAATTTATCAAGGTTCAGAACTATGTTCAGGGTATAGATCAGTTAACTTATGAAGCCAAGTATTTGGTCATTACATCCTCTCTAAAGGACTTAATGTGTTTTAATAAGCTTGGTATAGGTAATGTAGAATGCATTGCACCAGACAGTGAAAATACAATGATTGGTGAGTCAGTCATGGGAAAACTTAGCAAACGGTATTTTAAGACAATTGTACTGTTTGATAATGATGAACCGGGAATCAAAGCTGCTCAGAGATACAAAGACAAGTATGGACTTAATTATGTAATTCTTGATATGTCTAAAGATCTATCTGATTCAGTTAGAGATCATGGTGTTGAAGCTGTTAGAGATAAATTATTACCATTATTAAAACAAGCATTATGAGTATAACCAGAACACTTGATCATATTGAAACTCATTTAGATTATGCACGTGACTATTTTCATACTTTGCAAAATGAAATAGATGAAATAATCACTGAGTATGATAAAGAATTCGGTGAATTAAAGAATCTAGTAGAAACTCTTGAAGAGCAAAATGAATCACTTGAAGAACAAGTTGAGGATTTAAATAGAAAGCTTGCTATCTTTGAGTTAGAGAACATTGAGTTAAGACTAAGAATAGAAGTATATGAGTTGGAAGTATAAAGGCAAGGAGTTTGATGAATCATGTATACCGCAAGGTGGTCTTGGATTCATCTATATTATGACTGCTATTATAAATGGTAAGTCTGTTGCTTACATTGGTAAGAAGAACTTCTTTGCTAATATAAAGAGACCTCTTGGTAAAAAAGCTTTGGCTATATCTACAGATAAGAGACTAAAGAAATATACCCGGGAGCTCAAACCTGACTTCATGAACTACTATAGTAGTAACAAGACTCTTAAAGAAGCTCACAAAGCAGGAGTTGTTATCAAAAGAGAGATCTTGATGATATGTTACTCAGCTATGGAATTAACTTATCAAGAAGTAAAGTACCAGTTTAAATATGAGGTGCTTGAGAAAGAAGAATATCTGAATGCCAACATTCTTGGCAGATTTTACAAAACAAAATAGTTATGACAGAAAACAATATGACAGGCCTTCTATTACAGTTGGCTGACCGTGGTGTGACCGGAGTTAAAGTAACTTATGAAGGATCTGGTGATTCAGGTGCTATTGAAAATGTAGTTTATACTGCAGAAAAATTGAGTGAAAATGAAGAAGATGCCTTTGATACTTTATTTGACATAAATGTTTGGGGAAAAGATGCACTGGATCTTAAAGATCTAGATTCTGGTCTTGAATCAGATATTGCACATTTTGTTGAAGAACAATTGCTCAATGATATTGAGGATTGGTGGAACAATGATGGTGGTTATGGTACAGTGTGTATTCTTGTACCATCAGGTAAGTATAAAATTGTCAATGATATCAGAATTACTGAAATAGAATCCTTCTATCACGATGGTTCATTGATTGACAAAACTTTATAATATGGCACATCCATATCAACATGCTATATCTTCTGCTAGAAAGTTTGGAGGTATTCCAGAAGACTATGTAGAAATCCATAAATGGTTTGATGAAACTAAAGCATGGGTAGGTCATTCTAAACATAGAATGTTCCGTCACCACAGTGAGGGGATATTTGAATGCGAAAGAATATTTGGACCTTACTTTCTAAATTCTGATGATAAAAGAGTGTATACAAGATATGTTGGAGAACAACATGTAAAGGAAGATTGCAATGGGTATATTCCAAGTGCAAAAGAATGGGTAGATATGATTGCATCCGGTGAAGTTAAAGACTGGGCTATTAAAACATTAAAAATTGAAGACTGATGATTTTTGACAAAGAAGAAACAAGAAACTTGTTGAACATGTTACGTTCTAGTGACAAAGAAAATGCAACAGTTGCATTTGAAGCTCTTAAAGGAGTTGATACAAAAAAATATTTAGGGGAATTAATAACATTGTATAAGTTTGGTAACCACAAACTTGATGATTGGATTGTTAATTGTCCCAGTGCTGGTGAAGCAATTAAAGTAGCTGTACAACCATTTGTTAGTAATGATGCAGTTGGTACATTAAGTACAGGAGCATGTTTATCTGCTATGACAGCAGGTAAACCAAGTAATCAGTCTATTGAACTCTTTATGGAGTTATTTACAGATAGTATGATTGGCTTTTTAGGTCAGATGGGTTATCCTGCTGACAAGTTTGAAATCAATGTAAAACTAAAAGATGGACAAACAACAAAGTCTTAGTAAAACAGCTAAAGACTTAATGTTGAAAGAGCCCTATTATGGGTTCTTTCTCATTATGTTGAATAAGATGTGGACTAAAAGAATACCTACGGCAGGTGTTAGTAAAAACGGTATCAATTATCAGTTAGTGGTAAATGATGAGTTCTGGGAAAGTTTGACTGAGTTACATAGACTAGGTCTACTTAAACATGAGTTATTGCATATTGCTTTTGGTCATCTTACAACTGTATTTAAGTTTAGTGACAGAAAGTTGGCAAATATTGCCATGGATATGGAAATTAATCAGTATATTGATAGTTCCTGGCTTCCAGGTGGAGATTTAACTCCAGACCAATTCAAACAACTTAAAGAATCTGTTAAGGCTGAATTAGAAACAGCAAAAGAGAATGGTGCATCTCAAGAAGATCTTCTTGCTATTAGTAAGAAACTTCCTGCAAGAGGTATCATGATTGATGATTATGCTGAACTGAATTTAGACAGAAAAGCAGGTAGTAGATATTATTATGACAAACTTAAAGAGGCAAAAGATAAAAAAGACCAAACCGGTACAAGTGGTTCACCATCATTTGATGAATTATGTGACCAAATGGATGGGGATGGGGAAGGTTTGCCGGACCATAGTACATGGGATGAGTTTGAAAATCTTAGTGAAGCAGAACAAAAGCTTATTGAGAAGCAATTACAGAAAGTACTTGGAGATGCAAAAGAACAAACAATTAAAAAACGAGGAACAGTTCCCGGTGAAATTGAAGGGATCATTGTCATCGAGGAAATAGTTGCACCTAAGTTTGACTGGAGAGGTTACATCAGAAGATTTACTGGAATTAGCACTAAAGTCTTTACTAAAAAGATTAGGAGAAAAGAGAACAGAAGATTCTCTGACAATCCGGGTCTTAAGATAAAGATGAGACAACATATGTTGTTAGCTATTGATACCTCAGGTTCAGTAAGTGATGATGAGCTTAGAGAGTTTATGAATGAGATTCATCATATCTACAAAGCAGGTGTTGATATCACTATAGTACAATGTGATACCCGTATCCGGAGTATTGAAGCCTACAAAGGAAAGAATGACCTTAAAGTAAATGGAAGAGGTGGGACAGAATTTGATCCCGTCCTTGAATATTATAATGCAAACAGTAAGAAATATACAAGCCTAGTATATTTTACTGATGGAGAATGTGATGCAAATGTAAAACCAAAAGGTAATGTCCTTTGGGTTATATCAGAGAGATCAGAATTAAATGAAGACCTACCAGGCAAGGTAATTAAATTAGAACTATAAAAAACAAAAGTTATGAGTCAAGTACAATTGAATGTAGAAGAATTAAAAGATTTTATCAAACACATGGTTGTAAACAATCAGCATATTCAAGCTCAAGGTAAAGTACCTGTGGCAATTAATATTGAAGGTGATGCAGGTTTGGGTAAAACTTCTGCCATCATGCAGTTGGGTAAAGAGATGAACAAGCAAGTTGTAAAACTTAATTTATCTCAGTTGGAAGAATTAGGTGATTTAGTAGGTTTTCCTGTGAAAGAATTTCAGATTCAAAATGCTGAAGGACAAACCAAATGGATTAATGAAGCACAGATTGGTGCTGCACAAAAAGCAGGATTTAAAATTGTAGATAAAAGAATGTCTCATGCTGCTCCTGAATGGATTCAAGGTAAAGGTGAGGGTGGTTTCCTAGTATTGGATGACTATACTCGTGCTGACCACAGATTCATGCAAGCAACTATGGAAATCTTAGATAGACAAGAATATGTTTCTTGGAAATTACCAAAAGACTGGCACGTAATTCTTACTACTAATCCAGACAACGGTGACTATAATGTAACCAGTCTAGATGTAGCTCAGAAGACTAGATTTGTATCTGTTGAATTAAAATACAATGTAAATGTATGGGCTAAGTGGGCTGAGACTGCAGGTATTGACGGTAGATGTATCAACTTTATGTTGATGAATCCAGAATTGGTAACACAACGTGTTAATCCAAGATCTGTAACTACATTCTTTAATGCTATTAGTTCTATTCCTAAGTTTGAAGATAACTTACCTATCATTCAGATGATTGGTGAGGGTTCTGTGGGAGCAGACTTTAGTTCTATGTTCACTATGTTTATTAATAACAAGCTGGATAGAATTATTAGTCCGGAAGATATCATGACTAAAGATGAGCAGTATGTAATGAATGCTCTGACAAATGCAGTAGGTCAAGATGATGATTTCCGTTCTGATATTGCTAGTGTAATTGCAACCAGGGTTATCAATTATTCTTTGGTGCATGCAGAAACTAAACCAGTTCCGGATCCAATGATTAACCGTTTAGTTAAATTGACTACAGATTGTAAAGCATTTACTGATGACCATAGATATTTAATGATCAAAGAGATTGTTAATGGTAACAAACTTAAATTCAGCAAATTAATGATGAATAATAGTGTTGTGAAGATGGCTGTAAAGTAAATCAAACGTAAAGGATTTCCCCCTTTATGTATCAAATAACTAATTAAATCAAATATAAGGGGAGGTAATTCTCCCCTTTTTAAATTATTTAAAATGGATAAAAATATTTTAATTATAAAGAGTAATACTTTAGAAACTCACTTTGAAAGTACTAGTAATTCTGAAATTACTTTTGACATAGAAAGTTATTTAGGTGATTTTAATGCAGACAGTAATGATTTACTAAACATTGTAAAAGAACCTTATGCTCCACAAAAAGGAGACAAGATTTATTTCTTACCTTCTGTTAGTGTACCAAGAGTTAAGTTTAAGAACGTATCTCTTGAGTATGGTATCAAAACAGTAAGAGATCCTGAACAGGCTAATGTTTTCTTTGGTTGTTCTAAAAGTATTCATTCTATGACCAATAACACATGGTTCTACCGAGCAAGTGTAAAAGACTTTCTATCATTTATTGAAGCTGTAGACTATAGATTGGATGGGCATACTAAAGATACAATTGAAACTGCTCTTGAGTTCTATGAAAAAGAACACATAGGTGTAAGTTGGAACATTATGAACTGTATGGTAGCCACAATAAAAGATGTGAAGGTTAGCAAGTACAGTGAAAGAATTGTATATATTGAGGATGACTTTAAAGAAGAATTCTTAAGATTACAAAGCATCAAAATATATGATGAGTCCAGTGTAATTGATATCCTAAATGGTGAGGAGGCTGCAGTAATTGACCGTAATATGTTTGAGCATATCCGTGAGATGTTTAAGAGTTCAGATAAAGACAATCATGTTCTTGCTATGGAGATTATGGCCAATTCAAAGTATACAGATAGTCTTATTTATCTTGAGCTCTTGTTCTATTACTATGCTCATAAAATAATGGATACTCATACTAAAAACCATGTCAACTTCAAGTCTCTTGTAAGTTATTTGGGTAAAGATATGAGAGGTCTGCATACTGATATTGATGGAGTTACTAGAAGTTTAATAAACAAGGATCAGTTTACTCCGGATAAAGTAGAAATTGTCATGGAGTATTTACATGAAGACATTGTAAATAGTGGTAATAGTGATTACTATACTGTAAAAACTATTTCTGTTAACCCAGAATTTATTGCACAATTAGGTACAAACTATACTTATCAAGTACAGGATGATTATGTTGGTCCAGAGATTCCAGTTGAGTTTGATGAGGAAGAAGAAAGAGTAGCAGTCCCGGTACCATATGAAATGATGGAAGATAACTTTGAAGTAGAATCTGATACTAATGATGTCTATGGTGTAGATACTGCATTAACTTCAGAGTCTGTTAAAATTTTCATTGAGGCTGAAGAAGATAATACACAGAGTATCATTGATGATACTCTATCAAATAACAATCAAATAACACAAACAAATGGCAATAATGACCTTGACTGGTTCTGATGAACTAGAATTATTTTACAAAAAACCATTTTGGTTTAGTTACAGTAGTATTAATAAACTATTGTTCTCACCTAGAATGTTTTATAGTCATTATGTGCTCAATCAAAGACAAGACAGTACGGACGCGCACCTGGTAGCAGGTCGTGTCCTACACTGTTTATTATTTGAACCTGACACATTTGACAAGCAGTTTATCTTACTACCCGGTAAGTTACCTAGTGGTAACAACAAAACTGTCATTGATAATATTTTTAAATATCATTGCACAGTTGGAAATGATTCATTAAATTTGGATGATTACTCACCAGAGATACTCAGTCAACTACTTACAATCAACTTACACCAATCCTTAAAGACAGATGAGCAAAGACTTGCTAAGATTCTGACTGAGGAAAACAAAGATTACTTTACATTTCTTAAAACAAGTCTTGATAAGACTATAGTAGATGAGGTTACTTTGAATAGCTGCAAAGAATCTTTGATAGAACTAAAGTCTAATCAAGCAGTAAGAGCCCTTTTACAATTGGATAAGACTCCTAATGATGTTCACATAAAAACATTTAGTGAGCATATGATTAGTGTTAATCAGGAGCATTTACCATTTGGCTATAAGGGTATCTTAGATAATGTGGTAATGGATTATGATTCCAAAACACTGTTTATTAATGACTTAAAGACTACAGGTAAGGATATTGCATCTTTTCCGGAGTCTGTAGGTTATTATAAGTATTGGATTCAAGCTGCCATTTATCATAAGCTTGCTTGGGAGAATTTCATTAAACCACTTCCAGATGCTGTTGAATGGAATATAGTAATTACATTCATAGTAATTGATAAGTACAACCAAGTGTATCCTTACCAAGTAAGCAAAGAAACATTAGAAATATGGTTAGCTGACTTTGAGGACATAGAAGATAAACTAAAATATCACTATGTAAACAGAGAATACAAACTACCATATGAATTAGCAATTGGTAATGTAACACTGTAATTATGGCATTAAATTCTGTTTATAAGAAATATTTTCAAAAGTCTAAGGTATTCATGTATCCGCTCTTAGATATTAAAAGAGGTGTAAGTGTTGTTCCCATAGAAACTTATGTAAGTTGGGAAGGATATTATAACTCTGAGGATATGAAACTAATTTGTCTGTATGATACAAGAACAGATGAAGAATATCAAAAATTTGAGAAGAATGTTTTACTTGCTCACAATAGACTTTGTGATTATGTTAAAGTAAATTCTCAAATTGTACTTACGTTTGACTTTTCTGATTTAGGTGATGACTGGTTCCATTTTATAAATGGTAGATACAGTAAATTAAGTATGAATACAAAACAGAAAGTCCTCGGTTTTTTTGATAAATACAGTGGTAATTATGCATATATGCACAGTTATTTGGTACCCGAAAAGTATTTTAATAACTATGCAGAATTGCTAGATGTAGAGCCACAATTATTAATTAAAGTAGGAGAGTTGTGCACTAAACCTGATCTAGAGAAAGAAAATCTTACTCTAGAAATTGCAGATTTAAATGATATAAGTGAAAATAAATTAATAAATTTGTCAAAACCCACAGAAAATGGAAAATAGTATGATGCTTGTCCAAGCAACTTGGCAAGAAAACCAAACCTTTAGAATGATTCCTATCAGTGAATCATGCCCATATGTAGAATGTATTTTTGATCCAGGAACTAAGGTTTTTGTTATCATCTCTAAAATTAAAAGAACATCTTTACAGATGCTTCCTAAATTGGATGAGTATGGTCAACCTATTACAGGAGCAAAAGGACACAAGGAAGAAAGAAATAAGATTGAAGTATTCCAAGAATTCTACATTGAAGACAAAGCAGCTGTTGAAAGTTTAATTGAAATCTTTGCTATCAATGCAAAGAAATTTGATTACAAAAAATTCATGACTGCAGAAGAAGCTAAGTAATTAGCAAATAATTGAACTAAGAATGGGGTGGATGCATTGCAACTACCCCTTTTTTATGCACTAAAAGGGGGGACAGCTTAACTGAACACTTATATTATGGTAACATATAAAGTAAGTAAAAGCTTTTATAATAGTGATTGGAATCATCCTAAGTGTGACAGCCGATTTGGTTGTTGGAGTCTCAAAGTTAAAACTGTAAAAGTTCAATCAAATTTAAACTGTCACTGTTGTAAAAGTGGGCATAAGGAAACATTTTACATGTGTGAGAGTCATGTTACGGATTTACAAAAGTATTTACCAAAAACAACAAGTATAGAACTTAAGTGGGATACTTTAACTGATCCTATTGTAAATGGTCTTTTTATTAAACCAAAATCATGAGAACACATTGGGTAATGGATTATGAGACTCTCAGCAATTGTTTTATTGCTGTGTTTGAGTCTGTTAAGTCTGAGGACCGTGAGATATTCACAGTACATAAAGACAAAAATGAAATAGTAAAATTCATTGCATTCCTTGAAAGAAACATTGCTTATAATGAATGGCACGTATCTTTTAATGGTTTAGGCTTTGACAGTCAGATTACTGAGCACGTACTTAGAAATAAGGACCAGTTAATTTATGGTTATGGAGATGGTGAAGAAATTGCAAGATGGATTTATAGTAAAGCCCAAGATGTAATTGGTAGACAGAACCGTCAAGAGTTTCTAGAATTCTCTCTCAGGGATCTACAGGTAAACCAGGTAGATGTCTTTAAACTAAATCACTGGGATAATAATGCTAAGAGAAGTTCATTAAAGTGGATTCAGTATACCATGGATTGGCACAACATTATTGACATGCCTATTCATCATACTGCTCAAGTTACTGTTGATCAGATTCCGGAGATTATCAGATATTGTATTAATGATGTCAAATCTACTAAACAAATCATGTTGCTCAGTAAGAGTCAGATTGAACTTAGAAGAACTTTGACTGAAGAATACAATATTAATCTGTTCTCTGCATCTGAGCCAAGGATTTCTAAAGAGTTATTCCTGCATTTCTTAAGTGGTCATACCGGGATTAAAAAATGGGACCTCAGACAAATGAGAACCCATAGGGATAAGATAGTAGTTAAAGATATTATCCTACCTTATATTCAATTCAAGACAGCCACATTTGAGAATCTATTGCAGAAGTTTCAAGATGTAGTTATCTATCCTGGTCAAACTAAAGGAGGCTTTAAGTATTCTGTACAGTATAAAGGAGTCAAGACTGATTATGGTCTTGGTGGTATACATGGTGCCAGGTCTACTAAGGTATATGAGTCTTCGGAAGATATGGTTATCATGACAAGTGATGTTACCAGTTTCTATCCTAATCTAGCTATTAGGAATGGATGGTCTCCGGCACATTTACCTAAAGAAGAATTCT